GTGGAGGTTTTCCATCACCGGGCGGGCGTGCGAGAACAGCGCTTGGTTCGTGTCGAGCAGTTCGCGCAGCGCGATGCGCGACAGCGGCGAGAAATCGGGGCGTTCGTGCGCGCGCAGGCCGACCGCGGTCGAACGCGCATGCGCCTGCGCGAGCAGGTCGGTGCGACCCGCGGTGGCGGGCAGCACGAAGGGTTGCGGCATGACTTGTCTCCTGTCGACAGCAGTTAGCGCTTCAGCGCTTACTGCTGTCCCATGCTTCGCGGTCGACCCGAGTTGGCGCTCCATCGCCTACCCAGGCCCCATGCTCCTCGAATCTGGCCGATCCGGCGCACGCGCACTCGCCGAAATCCTCTACCGATTCCGGCCTCCGCGTGCGGCGCACCATCGACGTGCGAACGCCGGCCATCCGGGTACGCATCATCATACAAGCGCCGCGTGCGATGCGCGACCGCGAACAAAATCCCCTTGCTTTTAAATGCCCGCCTGCAATGATGGAAATGGAGCACGCACGCGCCGTGTTCCGCATTGCAACATGCATGCGACGCGACATGCATCCGTTCGGGAGACGCATCATGGTTCGGACGGAACTGAGAAGTCTAATAAAATCAATGACTTAGATAGTGATACACGTCACGCGTGGGGCGGTATTGTGTAGCATTCAGCGAAGTCCGAGCCGCTTCGATCCGACACCCACTAGGTTCTCTACGAGGTACGCCAGTGATTCCGAGCTGTTACTCGCCGGGTCGATCCCGACTGCGGGCAAGAGCAGCATGGCCGCATGTGTGCACTCATGCACGAGCGTGAGCCAGGACCGATCAAAGACGCCCACGACGTAACCCGCCTTGCGACTCTCCGCACACGCGCCGGATGCCTCATGACGCCGCAGTCCTACCACGTCGGATAGGGCGTTGAAGGTCTTCACGTCATCCGTGTACACGAGCTTGATACCGTAGGGAGCTACCGTGTAGGTAGCCCGCATTACTTCGTCCCTTGCGTCGCCTGGACGCCCGCAGCCCACGCGCGGAGAGCCGCCTTATCCGCCCAGTCGCACGACTCCGTAACACCACGCTCCGCGATGATCCCGAGGAGAAGGCCGTTCACGGTGTTGTCGGCCGGCCGGGGAGCATGCGCGCAGTCCTGCATGAGGCTCGTCGGCGGGACCATTACCCGAGGTGCGGGGGCAGGGGCCGCGCAGCCTCCCAGGACGAGAGTAAGCAGCACGACCGCCAAGATTCCCACGAGGCAGTCAACCCCGTGGGCGCGACGGAAAAGGTTACTTTGCGTCATTGCTTGCGCTCCCGTAGACAGCGTTCCAGTAAGACTCAGGGACGACCTGTGACGCGACCGCCGGGGATGCTGCTACCGCCTGAGCGAGTGCACGTGTGCTTGCCGTGGTGTGGGCCTGAGCCGCTCCTTTGGCTGCTGATTGTGCGTCGAGAGCAGCGGATACAGCCGAGGCAGCGGCTAGCGCTACCGCCGTGTTGGCTTGCTCCTGTTTCACTTGCCCTTGAAGCTGTACGATTTGAGCTTTCTGCTCTTGCAAGTGTTCGTATCCGGCGTAGAGCGCACCTGATGCGACTACGAGCACGGAGGCGAGAACTCCCGCCGCCAGTGCCTTAGCTTCTGTTGTTGCGAACATGGTTAGTCTTCCTTCTCCTGCATGGGCTGCTCGCCCAGCTTCTCCCATTCCGACATGTCACGTGCACGAATGCCGTGGACGAAAGCCTTAGTCGTCTTCCACCAACGCGGCAAAGCACCCCACATATAAACGAGCGATAGCAGGATCGACACAGCCGCCGCAAGCTCGCTAAGGGGGAGGTGCGTAACGCTGTACGCCGCCGTCCCCACTGCGCTAGCCGCGTGCACGCCGCTAGCTACTTCACTCGATACCGTCATTCACACTCCGAATTAAGACAAAGGGCCGTCTTGAACGGCCCCCGTAACTGCGTTGTAGTACTGGCCCGCGCTGGCTGCGATGCCGTACGCCATCTCGTAGCCATCCTCGGGGGATTGATCCGCGACAGCGGTATCCGGGCCGATGATGGACACGGAGACTTGCCCTGTAGCCTTGCAGTAGATAAACCCAACCATTACCGTTTGAACTCCAAAATAAGTACCGAGATACTGTTAACCGCCTGAGCGCTCGCAACACTTACACCAACACCGCCGGCCCCGGGCTGAATCATCATAAAGTTGGAAGGGCCGCCGTTGGACACCCGCAAGTTGTTCCCTCCGACGCTAACGGTTGTGTTCCACGTGGCTTGCGTACCGTTGGCAGTCAAGAACACCGCAAGTACGCCGCCACTTCCCCAGTAGGTAGACGACCCACCAGAAACGAACCCGAACGATGCCGCAGACGTTGCCGCGTTTGCACCGAGACGGAGGGTATCGACGGAGGCGTTAGCAATGTGCGCGTTCTGCACCGCCGCGTACTGAATCTTTGCGCTACTAATCGAGCCGTCTACAATCTTTGCCTCGTTAATCTGCGCATCCGCGATTTGTGCATTCGTGATCGTCCCGTTAGCAATCTGCGCGTTGGTAATCGTCCCGTTCTGAATTTGCGCCCCAGTAATGGCCGCGTTCGCAATCATCGCGTTGGTAATCCACGCGTTGCCGATGAAAGCTTGATTGATGAACGCTTGGCCGTTCTGAATCACAAACGGAGAGAACGTGTTACCGCCTGCAGTCTCCAATACCGCGAACCTGTCCGCAGTCACGAGCACTTGAGAGCCGTTGGTGTTGTCCGAGCTGAGGCCGATACCTGCTACATACGTCTTGCCGTTAGACGTTACCTGCGTCTTGACGGTGTACATGGCCGACACAGTACCGTTAAGCGCGGCGTAGGAGTTAGCGTTTGTCTGAATCGCAGCGGTGTTGTTATTGACCTGCGTCTGTACCGTGTTGATTTGCGCAGCGTTCGCGCTGTCTCCGCTAGCCCGTGCAGTTGCCTCGCTTTGAATAGCAGACGTATTGTTATTTACTTGGGTCTGCACCGTAGCGATTTGCGACGCGTTGGCCGAGTCCCCCGCAGCGCGTGCGGTTGCTTCGTTCTGAATAGCCGCCGCGTTTGAATTCGCTTGCGCCTGGATGGTCGTGATCTGCGACGCTTGTGCGCTGTCCGCAGTTGCGCGGGCTTGCGCCTCCGTGTTGATCTGAGCGGAGAGCGTATTCTGTCCAATCTGGTACGACGCCGTAACAGTGTCGATACGCTGCGACAAAACAAGGTCCGCGTCGGCACGCGCTGATTGCTCCGAGTACACGCCCGCATACGCCGTAACCGCACCGGCGTAGTTCCCTGTGTCTCCCGACATAGGAACGAACGTAACGGCCTGAAGCTTCGAGATTTGGCTAGCTTGCGCACTGTCTGCCGCTGCGCGTGCCGTTGCCTCCGTGTTGATAGCCGCAGTGTTTGCGCCCGCCTGGGCCTGGACCGTCGTTAGTTGCTGCGCCATTGCGGCGTCGGCAGTCGCGCGCGCGGTAGCCTCGTTTTGTACGCCGGCTGCTAGCGTTGCTTGTCCGGCGGAGAACTGGGCGTACACGTTGTCCAGTCGCTGAGAGAGCGCAAGGTCTGCGTCAACTCGATAGGATTGCTCAGAGTTAAGGCCCGCAAAAGTGTTGCCGTCACCCGCATAGCTACCTCCGTCGCCGGACATAGGCACGAAAGTAACCGTCTTGATTTTGGTTACGTCGGTCTGAATGCTCGGAATGCTTTGGATCGGAGCCGCCAAGCTTTGCGACAACTGCGTGGACGTGATTTGCCCCGTGAGGTACTGGAGCATGCTGGAGGCGTCCATAGTGGACATACCGTGCACGCCCATGAAAGTACCCGAAGCAGGCTTAGCCGGAAACCATGCGCCAGTGTTGCCGGACGTATCAACGAGCCGCGCCCAAAAATACAGGTCATACCCGGCGACGAGGCCGAGCACTTTTGTCTCTTTGGTCGGATACGAATACGTGCCGAGCTGCGTTGCGGTGCTGAAGTCGTTCGTATGGCTGTACCACACCTCCGTATACTTCGTGTCGCCGGCCCCGACCGGGAAAGCCCAATTGATCGTAACCGCAAATACCTGATTTAGCGTCGCCGTGAGAGACGAAAGGACCGGCGGCGGAGTGGTCTTACCGCCCAGCACCGTCAACACCGAATACGCGTAGACCGAGCTGATACTCGCGCCGTTTGTGCAGCTTACGCGGGCGATGTAACTACCGGCGTAAATGTTGGTGAGGTCAACCGACGTTTGACCCGTAGTACCGATATCGACCCATGCGCCGCTATCCTTCTGAATCTGCACTCGATAGCTGACCGCATTCGCGGCGGGTTGCCACGAGACCGTAAGGTTGGTTTTCGCAATGCCTTGATCCACCACGGTCCACTGACTCACGGTGACGCCGGTAGGCGGAGCCTGCGTCGTAAAGGTGCTGGACGTGATCGGAAGAACGTCGATAACTGCGCCGTTGTCTACCGCGCCGAACTTGCTTGCGTTGTACTGCGTCGCGGTTACTTCGAACTCGATACCGTCTTTCTCTGCGATGGAGAGGATACGGAACGTCTGCGCATTAACGGTAGCGCTCTCACTGATCCACACACCGTTAGCTACAGGCAACGCAGACAGCGGCGGGTTGACGGTAACGGTGTTGCCCGAGATTCCGCTTATCGTAGTCTTGAATGGCGAACCGCTCGGCATCATCGCCGTAAAGCTGTCGCCTACTTTAATCGACGGGTCGAGCTTATCGACCGTCACTGTCGCGGTATTGGCGGCGGAGAGAATGCGACCGCCGCGCCGAGTTGCCGCCCGGTTCGGGTCTGCGATCTGGACAATCTGCCCGGGGTGCGGAAGTGTCCCGTCCAGGCCGACAGAAAACGTAACCGTATCCGTCTCGTAGCGACTCGTCAGGATAAGCCACTGTCCAACACGCTGGGCTTGTCCGCGCGAGGTACAACCGAACGCGGTTACTTGCGCGCGGTTGACACCGTAGCGAGCAATACCGTTCGCGTCCTCAACGTATTCCGGCTCTTGCTTGTAGCCGTTCTGTGGGTTGTTCCATGTGACGACGGCCGCAGTATATCGAGTCTTGAGCGACGATCCTACGTACTTGAACTTGCCGCCGATGACGTTGGCCGGCGTGTAGATATACGCTGCTTGCTGCGGCATGTCTGCCGTGACGACGACCGTACCCGCAGCCCAGTACGACATACCCCGAAAGATACTCGCGAGGTCCTGCAAAACCTTATAGGCGTCGGCGCGAGACTTGATATAGCAATTGCATGTGAAACGCGGCTCCTGGCCGCCCATGCCGTCGCTAACCAGTTGGTCGCAGTACTGCGCAATCTGGTACAGGCTGTACCGGTCTACTTGTGACGCGTTGACCCATTGCCCCGCACCGTACCGCGTGTTGAGCACTAAGTCATAGAAAATCCATGCTGGGTTGTCCGTCCAGGCCGGTACAAACGTCCCGTCCCATGCTCCCGTGTAAATGCGGGTGACGGGGTTGTAATTCGAAGGGACCGAGACCAACAAGCCCTTAAGGTCGTAGCTGCGCGTGGGGACGCTGGAGAATTGAACAGCGTCAACCGACATAGACGCCAGGGCCGAATACGGATAACGCAGCTTCGCATCTACAACGAGGGCGTACGAGACAACGCTCGTCTTGTCCTGAATGTAGACACTCGTATTGTCCTGGGTAACGCGAATGGCGCGAAGGTTATACGCCGACGACGCACCGCTCAGGCTGATACGGTGCGACCGTTGGTAAGAGCTGGTGCACTTGCCATTGAAAGAGGTATTAACAACCGTCTGCCATGCGCCGTTATCTACCTGGAGCTGGATTTGATACGCGACCGTGTAGCCGCTAACGTTCCCGCTATTCGGGTCCGTGCTGCTGAGTGAGCTTACGCCGAGCGTGACTACTATCGCGTTCTGCGTCAGGTCGGTAACGGTAAGGTTCCAGGGAACCGCATGAGTGAGAGCTACCCCGACATTGCTAACTTGCTGCGCGCTATCAAAACCGGGGATATACGTTTGATCGACCGTACCGGGCCGGTAGTCGTATGAACTCACGGCAAAGTTAAACGTGCCGTCCGCGTTCTTCAGCGGTACATCGTTTAGGTATGTGGACTGCGCAATGTCGCCGCTAGGCGGCCCGTAGATGGGACCCTCCGACAGAAGGTCCAGCATTTGAGCGTACGAGACGCTAGACAGCGTATCCGGGGCTTGAGTGGGCGACGAGCTGCTACCGCCCTTGGAGCCTTGCGGCAACATGTGCATACGTACTCCTTAATTTGTTGCGACGTAATGGCCGCCGACCAATTGGGCCGTTCCGTCCTGAACTAA